GAGTCCCAAAGTATTTGCTAATTTTAAAAAGGTCTTTACAGGTCACTATCATCACAAGTCAAAGAAGGGTAATATAACATACCTAGGTAATCCTTATGAGATGTTCTGGAATGATTATAATGATCCTCGTGGATTTCATCTCTTTGCTCCAGACACTATGAAGACTACATGGGTTAAGAATCCATATAGGATGTTTAAAAAATTATACTATAACGATGTTGACAAAGACATGGAAGTAGATTATAATGAATACAAAGACACCTATATCAAGGTGATCGTTGAGGAAAAAAGAGATTACGAAAAGTTTGAGATGATGATTGATCATCTCTATCAGGCAGGAGCACATGATGTTAAAATCATTGAGACTCTCATAGACAATATTATAGATGAAGATTCTTCTTTAGAAATCAAAGATACATTGACTTTGCTTAATGAATATATTGATGAGGTAGAGATGACCGTAGATAAAGATGATTTAAAGAAGGTTATGAGGTCACTATATATTGAAAGTGCTGAAATGGTATAATGTCCTATATTCTCACATTAAAGAATAGACCTGAAGGGGTCTTTTCTGTGGTGAGTGATATCACAGGAGAACATGTTATACCAATCTTTGAAGATAAGGATGATATTATTAGATATGCTGAACAGATAGTACAGGATTCTCAAAACCCACCTTTACAGGTGATCAAGGTTCCCACTAAAGATATTGTCACAGCATGTCAAGAGAAGCAACAAAAGTATGTTATAATAACCATTGATGATATGATGATCCCTCCGTTTGATCCAGTATGAAACCAAGTCCTGAACAAATACACTCATGGGAGAAAGAATACCTTTCTGAAAATAGAGGAACTCTTTCTAAAAGACAGATTGAGATACTAGGTGGTGCTGATTTGAAATCCCATGAGGGTATGATGTATGGTAGCATGTATCGTGAATGGAAGGAGGGTGTACTTGAAGAATGATTATATTTGAAAAGATTCGGTGGAAGAATTTCCTCTCTACAGGAAATGTCTTTACTGAAGTGAATTTGTCATCTGCTAAAACTAATCTCATCGTTGGAACTAACGGTGCTGGTAAGTCAACCATCCTAGATGCGTTGACCTTTTCTCTGTTTGGAAAACCATTTAGGAAAATAAGCAAAGGGATGTTAGTTAATAGTATCAATGAGAAAGATACTGTAGTAGAGATTGAGTTTAGTAAAGGACCGAATAAGTTTAAAATAGTAAGAGGTATTAAACCTAACAAGTTAGAGATATATCAGAATGGTGAAATGCTAGATCAGTCTAGCAATGTTAATGATTATCAGAAACAGTTAGAACAGAACATCCTAAAGATGAACTACAAGTCTTTCACACAGATTGTAGTATTGGGATCTAGTACCTTTGTTCCTTTCATGCGTTTACCTACAACACAACGTAGAGAGATCATTGAGGATATATTAGACATTCAAATATTCTCTATGATGAATCAGGTATTGAAAGATAAAGTTAGAACTTCTAATGATGAACTTAAGCAAGTTGATTATGAAACACATCTTGCAGAAGAAAAGATCAATATGCAAAAGGACTTCATATCTACAATGGGTCAAAAGAATCTTGATACTATAACATCAAAGCAAGAGAAGATTGAAGTTTTGATGAAGGAAGAAGAAGAAATTATTGGTAAGAATAAAATTGCTATAGTTGAGTTGGAAAACTTTTCTGATGCAAAGACAAAGTTAAGGACGTTGAATACATTAAAAGGTTCTATAGAACAGAAGTTTAATACACATAAGAAAGAGCATGAGTTCTTTGTTAAGAATACTACATGTCCTACTTGTAGTCAGTCTCTCACGAAAGAGTTAAAGGAGAGTAAGATTGCTACTATAATGGAATCAATTAAAGAACTTCAGATAGGGTTTGAAAAGATGGAGACATCTATTGCATTAGCAGAGGACAGAGAGAGGGAACACAGCAGCATTTCGAAGGCAATCGCAGAGCATAATACTACATCATTAAGGATACAAAAACAGATTAAAGAAGTTTACGATGAGATAGAGACATTACAAAATGAAAAGAATAATACAATTCAAGAAGAAGAGAAACTAATTAAACTTGAAACTGATTATTTAAATCTTAAGAAGTTGGTTGCTTCTATGAAGGAGGAGAGGAATACTCTTCTTGCTGCTACAATCTTATTAAAAGATAATGGTATCAAGACTAGGGTTATCAAACGATATCTTCCAGTGATGAATAAGTTGATCAATCAACATCTTCAGAATCTTGAGTTCTATGTTAATTTTAATTTAGATGAGAACTTCGAAGAGACAATTAAATCAAGATACAGGGATACCTTTACTTACGAATCTTTTTCTGAAGGAGAGAAAGCTAGGATTGATATTGCTTTGTTGCTTACTTGGCGTAGCATTGCTAAACTTAAAAATAGTGTTGACACTAATATCCTTATACTAGATGAGATCTTTGATGGATCATTAGACCAGAATGGTACTGGTGAATTGGGATGGATCTTACGTAACTTCGATGACAATACAAATATATTTGTCATCAGTCATAAGGAATCACTAGAAGGAAAATTTGAACGTACCTTGTTAGTAGAGAAGCATCAGAATTATAGTGTGGTTAAGGAGTCAGTTAACGAAGTGGACTAATCGGTAGCACAACCTTTTGTGGTGTGTTATACTAGATGCAGTCAAGATTAAAATATGGCACAATTTAAACTTACGTGCGTTGATGAAGATAACTGTACTACTAGCGTAGAGTTTGAAGGTATCTTCCTACCACATGTTATTGAAAAGGTTGAAGGATTTCTTAAAGCATCTGGATTTTTCTTTGAAGAATTGAGTTATACTAAATCCGAGGAGATTGATTTTCAAGATGAAATCAAGTCAGGACTAACTAGTAATATAGAACCAGAGAATAATGATGAAGTACAAGGAGATCCCTCTTTCTAATCCCCATCAATACATAGGTCGAATTGCTGTTTTAAAGGATGGCAGACATTGTAGGATAATTGGTGATAAGGGATTACCTAGTAGTCCAACACATAAGATTATTATGCAAGACCTTGACGGAGAGGTTTTTACATGCTATCATACAGATATTGAAAATGTAATGGGAAATTGATTTGAAATATAATGAAGACGAACTCATTAATGAGGTTCGTGATTACATCAGTTCGACATACCGAGGTCATTATTCTGCAGGAAACGTACAGACTCTTGACCTTATTGATTCTGTTGGTGATGCTGAAGCATTCTGTAGGAGTAATGTCCTTAAGTATGCATCACGTTACGATAGAAAAGGAACAGCACGTAAGGATATCATAAAGATCATTCATTACGGATTGCTCCTACTCCACTTCAATGATAAACGTGCAGCAGCAGATGCTGCCCAGACTGGAGCTACATCATTTACAGTTGATTATGACAAATAAAGTAATACTTACAAGACAAACACAAGCAATCTTGAAAAATTTTGCTACGATTAATAGTTCTATTCTATTTCGTAAGGGCAGTACAATCAAGACTATAAGTGTTGGTGAGAATGCTATTGCTGAATATGGATGTGAAGAGGATTTTCCACAGGATTTTGGAATCTATGATCTAGGACAATTCTTACAGGGTATTGACTTGTTCACTCTTGGAGATAAGGCAGGTGATATTGAACCTGTTCTAGAATTTGGGAATAATTCCTTTGTAACAATACACGGTCAAGGTAAATCTGCATCATATAGAGCAAAGTATTTTTTCTCTAGTCCAGAGATTACATTAAAAGCAGCACCAGAAAAGGATGTCAATTTTCCTTCTGCTGATATGGAATTTAGTATTAATCCAGGTGATCTTAATTCCTTACAGAAAGCAGCAGGTGCATATAAATTACCAGATTTATCTTTTAAATCAGATGAAGATGGATCCATCACATTGGAGATATGTGATAAAGAAGATGATACTTCTAATGTATATTCACAGAAAATAAAAGGACATTCATCTGGATCATATGAGTTGTATATGAAGATGGATAATATTAGGTTAACAGGAGGTAGTTATGATGTGAAAATTTCCAAGAATCTTATTACACAGTGGAAACATAAAGATCTTAATTTAACATATTATATTGCATTGGAACCTTGATGGAAAATAAAGCATTCTTATGGGTTGAGAAGTATCGACCTAGAACAATTGATGAATGTATTCTTCCAGAAAGTACTAAAGAATCATTCAAAGGATTCATTGAACAAGGTGAGATTCCTAATCTTTTATTAACTGGGTCTGCTGGTATTGGTAAAACAACTGTTGCCAAAGCTGTGTGTGATCAGATTGGAGCATCTTATATTGTTATTAATGGATCAGATGAAGGAAGATTTTTGGATACAGTTAGGGATAAGATAAGAACATTCGCATCAACAGTCTCATTGACCTCTAGCACGTCCCACAAGGTCGTTATAATTGATGAGGCAGACAATACCACTTCTGATGTACAACTGTCATTACGGACTGCTGTAGAGGAGTTTCATACTAATTGTAGATTTATATTTACATGTAACTTTCCTAATAAAATCATTGAACCATTACATTCACGTTGTACGGTCATTGATTTTAAGATTAAGAATGGTAATAAACCAAAATTACAGTATGAATTTTTCCAGAGATTGAAAACAATCCTTGAAGAAAATTCTGTTACTCATGATGATAAGATTCTTATGAAACTTATCTCTAGGTACTATCCTGATTGGCGTAGATTAATTAATGAAGCACAGAGGTTTTCTGCTGCTGGATCTATTAATTCTTCTATCCTAATAGATATTGCTGACATACAAATAGATGATTTGATTAAGGCATTAAAGAATAGAGAGTTTACTGTAGTGAGGAAGTGGGTTGTTGATAATATAGACAACGATCCAGTTTTGATCTTACGTAGGATCTATGATTCTTTGTATGATTATTTAAAAGGTCCATCTATACCAGAGGCAGTATTAATTATTGCAAAGTATCAGCAACAGGTGACTCAAGTTGCTGATCAAGAGATAAACATGTTAGCATGTTTAACTGAAATCATGATGAGTTGTGAATTTAAATAAAAAAAAACTATGGAAAGAGACACAAGATTAGTACGAGTATCCAGTGGTGAGGATGTTATGTGTAATGTCATTGCCATTGAAGATGAGTACATTACAATTACAGATGCTATTGTTGCTGTACCTACAGGTGAAGGACAGATTGGATTTGCTCCGTGGTCTCCTTTGTTAAAAGAAAATGAAGAACTGTCCATACAAATGAGTCATGTTCTTTATATTTCCTTCCCAAATGATAATATCAAACAGCAATATG